ACTAAATCTAATTGGTATTTTAAAAATGCAGGAAATTTGCCATACAAAGGCGGACGATAGTCCTAATTCGCATAATGTACTATTTTGTCCAATTTATTAAATTACACACCCCATAGATTGCCTTCGGCGACCCTTCGGGGACGTTCGCCACGTGGCAGGCGGGCAGGAAATAAAACCCTTCCTGCCCACCTACCACAAGCGTGTTTCTTTAACTTTTGGGAATCAAGGGGGTATTCATAAAGATTGGGCAAAAGGCGCGCCCAATCTTTACAAACCTTCCCCCTTGACACCCAAAATTTCAATTCCTTAAAAATAAAGGTCGTCTGAATTTCAGACGACCTTTTACTCATTTATTCTTCAAATATTCCAACAATTTCAGCCATTTAGTATGAGGCATGTTTGCAAAACTGCTCATACTTGGGCTTGCTTCCCATTTTTGGGCGGTTTTTATTTTCGATTTGGTTATATCGGCTACTTGTTGCTGTGTTAGTCCATATCTTCGGCGCAATGCCTTGAGATTGTTTGGCGTGTAGCCAAATTCGGGATCGTCAATCATTGGTTATTTCCTCGATTTTCCAACCTTTCCAAGCGGGCGATTTGCCTGCTACAACATTTTGCAGTCCTGCACTGGCATTGCAATACTCCCCGCCGCCGTTGTTGTCGGTGCGCTTCCAAACAACATCTTTTTTGGAAAATAAGTTGTTGTTTTCTCGTATAAAGTGGTGCAAGTTTGAAAACTCGTATTGTTTGCCGTATGGGTCTGTCAACCTCCAGCGTTTTGCATGGCAGTTTGTTTCTCCCCGCCCTGCCTTTGGGCTGGATTTTGCGGCTTCTACTGCCCGTCGCTGCTGCTCTTTGGGCGGAAGGTAGGTGGTGCGGCTGATGCCTTTATCACTGCGGGTTTTAGGCTTGGCTGCCTTGCCTACTTTTAGCCGGTAGCGTTTGCTGGCTACTGTATCATAGCTGCATTGCAAAACAGCGGCTATCTCATGATTAGACAGCCGCCAGTCTATTTTATCCCAGTCATATTTAGGCATTCTCGCCCTCAAAGTCGCGCAGATGGGCTGGGATAAGCTCCAACACTTCGGGCGGGGCGACTGTTGATGCTCCCTCGTGTCTGAGTTGGGCCAGTATGCGGCTGGTTTCGGTGGCCGCCTCTAGTGGCGTCAGTCCGCATCTCACTCCGCGCTTGGTGGCGCGAACTGAAAAAATGTCGTAAATATAACCTTCTCCTCGGCGCTCAATAATCAAGGTTGCTTTCATTTTTGCTCCAAAATTATAAGTTACCGCCTCTTCCCGGCGGTATGGGTAAACCGCCCGAAAGGGCGGTACTGTATCACCAGTGTTAAATTTTTGCTGCAAGCGCATCGCTAAATTTATAATCAGGAAAATTCCCTCGTGCAAACTGTTCTTTTAATCTAGCTACACTTCTTGTTTCAACGGGTATAAAGTCTGTCAATATTTCCAACCTTCGAACAAATACACTACCAAGGCGGCCTTTAATATCAACAATGCGGAATCCTGCTACTTGGCAAAAATGACCCTTATACCTAATAGACCCATAATCCGCACAAACTCCGGTACCTATCACTTTATTTTTTGCTTGCTCTACTAATTTGCTCAATGACAATCTTTTGTCAATATCAGTTTTGTAAACACCAGTATCAACTTTGATTTGTCCGTTAGGGGCATAAATTGCTAATTCAATGGCTTTCATTTTTAATCCTTTACTCGGTTAGTCCAAATCGCTCCCTGATTTGGTAGGGTGGCAGACCTTGTTGTCTGTCCATGTGTGTATATTACCTCATTTAGCGAGGTAATGCAATAAATATAATGTTAGATTATGTAAAAGGTCGTCTGGATTTCAGACGACCTTTATATCATGGTGACCCAACCACACCGCCACGCGCTGCAAACTGTTGACCCGCCTCAACATAGCCATCGTACATCAAATTTTGAGGACTTTTGCCGCCAAGACTGACAACCTGACCGGAATCATCATTCATTGGGTGAACATTTGAATTTTTAACAACATCCCTGTCATTTTCCTTGTATGGATTGAACGGCATGCCGTTTTTTGCATAGTCATTACAGGTTTTTTTGTCTATCTCTTTTATGACCGTTCCTTGAGACGAATAGCAGGAGCACCCCGATTTTCCGCCAGATATACACGCAACAGGATATTCCAACTGTTTAACCTGCCTAACTTGATCGTACAATGGCTTTGACTCAACCAAGCCATCAATCTTAGGCTTTAACATCTCTTCAGTCAGATTTTTATTCTGACTAGGTGCTATCTGCCCGCCTATTTCCTGACCTGCCATAGCAGATTTATCTTTCACGCTTTTTTTTAAATCATCAGATTTAACGTCAACAACAGACGATACAGATGAATTTTCAGAAGCTGATTTTTCAGACGACCCCAAACCCGACAAAAGAGAATACCCCATATAGGCAGTGAAACCAAATACAACCAAAGCAACTGGAATAACCCATAAAACACGGCTTTTAGGCGTTTTTACTTTGGTATGTATCTCCGCTGACTTATAAAGACCGAACGCTTTTTTATCGAACTTATAGACTTCAGGACGAGCGTTTTTCATGCCTGATTTTGGACTGTTTTCACAATAGTCCCAAAAATAACGCATACGAACACCAAGCGGGGTTTTATGGATGTGATAATGCGCGCCGACCAAATCACGAACCTGCTTATCAATACGACCCGGCATTTGCGTTATCAAAATAATATCAACACCCGAATGTCTATGAACATGGAGCCATTCAACAAGCTCAGGCGTTTTAGAACCCGAAGAACGCGGCGGAAAAATATTTTGCGCTTCATCAATAATAACGACAGAGCCATTATTTTCAGGATACTGCAACCAAACATTCATATCGTTTATGGTATGACCTTCAGGAATTTTTTCAGTAGGAATCGTCAATTCTGGAATGCCATGCGTAAAAATCTTACGACCCGCCCATTCTTTTTTGACCTTTTTTGCCAAATCAGAAACGACCGACAAAGTTTTACCCGAACCGGGAACACCTGTAATCAAAGTAATCATAACTAATCCTTATTTTATAAATTTAAAAGCACGGTAAGACGACCAAATACCAAACGAAAAGGCAAAACCGCCAAAAATAATATTCATGGCTTCAGGGATGCCCGCCAAGCCAAGTAAACCAATCAAATCAGCGGGCATTCTGAAATAGTTATCGGCGACGTAGTTCAAAATACCTTCAGTAGCTACCGAAAGCCCCTCATATGAAACGAGCGTTACACCAAGCCCCAAAAGAAGCTGGAAAAATAGGTTTTTCAGGCTAGGCAGAAACGCCAAAAATAAGCGCCCCAAATACTGAAAAAGCACCCTAAACAAACCACCTAAAAAAGCTGCAAGAGCCGGCATTTTTTAACCTCTCATCGAATTGACCGTCTTATAGACCATCATTGCCGCCATGAAATAGGCGAGCGTTATAAATACATAACGCAACCTTTGGGCAGCTTCACATATAGGCGACCAAGAAAACGAATGACGACCGAACTGACCAAAATCAAGCAAAATATCTTGAGGACACTGACCACCAGTAGCAAAAGCAGAAGAGGGCGAAAATGTCCCAAAATTTCCATCTGACTTAATTCCATTCCAATCAGGTTCGCCACCGCCATCAGGCCCATCAGGAACATCAGGAAGACCATATTGTTCACTGCCTGAACCGTCCCCATTACCATCAGCATTACCACCCGAATTTCCATCAGAATCAGCCTTTTTAGACCCATTCGATTCACCCGATGAAGAATCTGATTTCTTACCATTACCATCCGAACCGCCCATCTTTGAATTACCCTGACCGGAATTTGACGAATCGGTTTTATTCGAATTTGAATCATATGAATTTTGCGCAGTGCCACCGCCGGCGGACGGCGCACGACCTCCGTCGTTTGCGCCATTCCCGCCGGCGGACGCACCCCCGCCACTTGCTTTATTACTTGAGAAACCACTTCCACTACCACCAGCAGAGCCACCGCCACCAGCAGAGCCACCGCCAACACCAGATACACCGCCACCAGAAGAACTACCACCACCAGCAGATCCACCGCGACCTCCTGACGAACCACCACCCGCACCCGAACCTGATGAACTTGAAGAAGATGAATTATTCGATGATGTTGACGAATTTCCGCCCAAAGAACCAACAGAGGCTCCGCCAAAATTAGTCTTAGGAGACTTAACCGTACAAATCACAGAAAAAGAACCCGAACCAGTGTTAGTCTTTTCAAATCCATCACTACATTTCCCATTAACAGGATAAGCAAATTTAGGACCGTACTCATATTTCCCTTCTTTGGAGTTATATTTCCTATCATTTAAACAAGAATAAAGAGTGGGTACACCACCATGAGAAACAAACCCACCGCCTCCACATAACTGACCGCCACCGCCCGAAGAACCGCTGCCACCCGACGAACCACCGCCACCAGAAGAGCCACTGCCACCAGCAGATCCACCACCACCAGCCGAACCACCGCCACCAGCCGAACCACCGCCACCAGCCGAACCACCGCCGCCAGCAGAGCCACCGCCACCGCCTGACGAACCACCACCGCCACCGCCTTTACCTTGTTTTTCTTGGTCGTCCTTTTCCTTTTTTTTCTGTTCAGCACGTTTTACTTCAATCTCACGGATCAAACGCGCCATTTCATTTTTATCATCTAAAGCCTTTTTTAACCGTTCCTTTTCGACCCCCATTTCTTTGGCTTTTTTTTCAACTTCGGAATCAGGCACATTCTGTCCACTGGAATTAGGTCGCAAAAGCTGATTCATATCGTAGTAGTTAATTTGTTGTTTAGGCTCAATATTTCCGACATATTCGATTTTGTAATAACAAGTCGGAACACAAATATATTTAGTAACGTTCAATTTTTTCAAAACACCGTTATGCCTAATAACCAACTCTTTTGTATTCCATAACTCGGTTCTTTGGTCGAATCCGTAAGCAGGATTTATAAAACCCGTTGCACTTTCACCCGGCTTTAAATCAGTGACTTCATCCGCATACGCTGCAACAGGCGCAAAAAAAGCGACCGCTGATAAAACGACCGCCGACAAATTCATTTTCATAACTAACCCCTAAACAAGTAAATCAGCGATAAAACCGCTAAAAACCCCATCAGAAAAGGAAAATCAACTACCATCATGCACCCCCATTCCTGATATAAATTTGGCAACCAACCTAAAACAAAACATCAATACAAAAATCGTTAAAAAAGGAGTAGCAACCATTCCACCGTATGAAATCTGTTCAACGACAGAACATTCAGGAAAGGATAAAACTACTTTTTCACCATTCAAAAACCACTCTTTACCGACTTTTTTAGGGGAAATTAATTTCCCTTCAGCATTAATAACGGGCGCGGTTTGAGATAAAACAAAGTCGTTAGCGACTTCGATATTCTCGAAACACTGTAAACCGACACGATACCCCATACCGCACCCCGTTAATTAACGACCGCCAAGAAAACCTGCAACGAGACTGAAGGCTTTACGGAGAACATAAACACCCAAGAGAGCCGTGCCAACTGCAACAATTACCGCAGGAATCTTACCAATTTCGCCAACGATGCCAGTAGTAGCATCAGAAATGCCGTCCGCATACGCAGAAACAGACATTGCAGCAAAAGTTGCACCAGCAACCAATTTTTTAACACTTTGATTCAATTTCATAAAAACACCTTTTTAGTAAGTAAAACCCCGTTTTCAAAGGCAAACGGGCAGCCCAAAAACTATTTAACTACCTTTTCGGGAGCATTATTAGCCGCACGAACCGGCTGAATATCGACAATCACGTTTTG